TACAATGAACCCGACAATGCTTGTGTCACAGTAGCCGTAGTCATCCTTTAATCCTAGCTTTCTCAATAGTTTATCCATCGTGTTCTTTCTCCTTTAGTTTTCTCTTGCCATCCTGCCACCACTGAATACGTGCCTTGATAGCTTTCTCTTCACAAAGGCCACAGGTATGTGTCAGTCTGCCACGTTCATCGTATGTGCAGTCTTTGCAGTTACTCATGCTTATCTTCCATCACCTCATAAGTTGTAAACTCTGCTAATCCTTCACGCCAATCTGTCTCATCATACTTCGTCCATTCTTCTGACCTGTCACGATTTATCTCTTCCAATATCATTGGCAGTGTCATGTTATAAACAGACCCATCCTCTACATCACGAATTTTGTATATTTTACTCATGCTCACCCCCTGCACCCCGGCCTAGTCCACCAAAATACTGTGGCCTACGCTTGGCTGTTTCAAACACACCTGCTGTAATAAACACACCAGCTATCAGCAGTGCATGTATTGCAGCACTGATACCAAAGGCAACAATGCTACCCAGATACATACTGAATATGATGCACCACATCCATGCCAGCACTTGCATAATCATGTGCCGTGTATTCATGTCAGGTATGTTACGCAACGGGTTGTGTCTACTGTCCATGATTAGTTTGTATAAGTTAGTCATCCTGCTTCTCCTGTGGATATAAATACTCTGCCCAATAGTAGATAGTCTCCCAATTAACACCTATATTGGCATCATGTTTCTTGTCTAAGTGATACAATACGTCATATGCCTGTTCCTCAGTCAGCCACTTACATTCTTGCATCACGTCATTTATAGACCATACGATAGCAATCTCACCATCTTGAAGTTCAATAGTTCTAGTCATCGTCTCTCTCCTTACGTTTAATCTCATTGTTACACACATAACATACCAGCTTGTGTGCATACATCAGCCACTCTTTGGGTATGTGCATCACGTTCTTGCAGTGTTGGCATATGTGTTTAACTGTTGTCATCTTCCAATATCTCAATATCTGCATTAGCCCAATCAGCACATTCAAAAGCAATCATCTGTGCCTCATCCTCGTCTTCCGCCTCAGTGTTCACCTCTATAGTGAATATTACTTTGTACTTAGTCATTTTCATTCTCCTTTATTCTAGGTATAGTACCCTCATCAACAGGCATACCTATGCTCTCTACTGGGTAATACACATACACTACACTGCCACAATTCGGGCAGGACAAATTCGTAACCATGCAGTAATCTTCTTCTTCCTCTGATATGTCATGGTCTCCACCCCATATCAGTTGTGTATTACAGTGCCAGCAATTCATTTGTCTTTCCATCCTATGTATAGCATTATAAGTATGCCTGTTATGTATGTCAATACTAATGCCTGATTAAATATCTCTTCACCTGTCATGCTGCATCATCCTTTCTGTTCTGATTACCTGTATGTTTAACATGACAAGGTTTACACAACACTCTACATTTAACAAGTTCTGTGATGATACGTTGCCTACTACCTGACTTTTTGTCACAGATGTTAAACTTTTTTGTGCTTGTATCCAAATGGTCACATTCTAATAGCATGGCTATATGCTTTGAATATTTTTTCGGAAACTTGTGCCTTCCAAAACCGCATATTTCACAACCACGGCTGAGTTTATAACTGTCCAACCATTCTTTGTTTTCATTGCGTATCCTATTTGAGTTTTTTATTTTGGTTCTGTTAGCTTCAGTCCAAGCCTCGACAGTTCTCCAATCAAGAATTTTCTCACCTTTATATTTGCGTATGCCCCATAATTTTTTACCTGTTACTGGGTGTATGTCCCCACGAAAAACTGTTACATTATAATTTTCTACCGTGTATTCCATATAGTTTTCTCCTGTCAAGATAAGTGATGCAGGGCGTTTTCATTACGCACTTTTGAGGGGGTTCTGGCTGGACTCACCTAACCCTGCATCATCCCCTATTCCTTTCTACTTCTTGTCTTTTGTCATGCTGTCAAGATGCTCCTTGATTTTCTCAACATGCATCCACGCTTCTTGGAAATGCCACTTGTGCTTACGCACCTGTTTCATGTCCAGTGTCTTTCTCTTTTCTGTCTTTCTCTTTGAGTTTATTGCGGTCATGTTTTTCCTTTCTCTTTTTGTTTGGCACTACTTGTGTACGTCTCCTCGAAGATAACATAGCCTTGGCTACTGGATTAACCTTTGAGAACCGCACGGATACCTGCCCCCACTATTAGCACACCAAATGTGTACGCTACTAGCGGCACTATACCTGCTGACCAATAGATATCATGACCAGATAAATATGTCAACACACTGCCCAATATTAGGCATGTTAAAGTTAAGAATTTTGGCATCATCATTTTACCCTCCTATCCAATTTTTTGCCGCATTAATTATTCTCTGTGTATATTGTATAGCATACCCAGTGCCAGCTTGCAAGTCCTCTTTTGATATGAGGTGTTTATGCATATGCTCCACATTATCCCAGTTATCCAATAGACGCTTGGCTAGTCTGTCAAAATCCTCATCTGTCAATACCTGCCTGTCCTCTTTGTAGTACAGGTAACTAGACATTAGATAAAATGGTACTAGCCTATTAATATGTAATGTTTCTATATTCATTTACTTAATCCCATGCATTCTGCGCCATGCTACCCATGTCACAGCTTGTAACTCGTAAGACTTTGGCCTTTTATTTTGGTAGCGCAGTCTTTTGGTAGCCTCTAAATATGCCTCTTGCAACTCTGCATATTCTTTGACACCTATGCTAGTCTTAGCATCTGTAAGACCCACCCGTTCTGCATAGGCTATGTTTCTTGCGTGTCCGTCTATGGTGCAAGTGTCCTCACCCATAATATTCTCATAGAAACAGGTAATCTTTTTGCCTGACAATAACACTTTGACGGTATCATAATCTGGCATTGCCTCTAATATTCCCCACGCCTTCTGTTTCATTTTGTGATATGTAGACACTTTGAAACTGTCTATATCATCCCCGTTCAAATATGCCGCTAGCATATCCCTTGCATTGCGGATATTTATATCCCATTTGTTGTTTGGCGATAATGCCGCCACTACACCAGCACATATGTGAACTGGCATATCATAATCAATAGCCATCTGCTGACACTCTTTATGTGCATCCAGATACCATACTATCCCGTCACGTTTCTCCTGTGGCGTGGATAGCCTCCAGATGGATATGATGTTTGAAATCATATCATCCATAGATAGTTTTGTAGCCATAATTGGCCTCCTTTGGTTGTTGAATATGTACACAAGGCACAACCCACTATACGCAGATTGCCCCTGTAGTGTCAAGCGGACTTGCGTTTGCGGCCTACTGGCTTACTTGCCAAGTCCAGAATGCTAGTCACATTGAAAGCCCCCATGTCGATTTCATGAGGACGCTTTTTCAATTCCTTGTAAATAGCAGTACACAACAAGTCGAAAGTACAGATAGAGTGTGACCGTATATGTCCACCATATTCTGCTTTCAGTTTACGTGCGGCTTCACGACTAGCCAAGTATAACGCCACTTTGGACAGTCTTACACCCATAGCCTTTTCAAACTTTGGTGCTAACCAGTTATAAAATCTGTCATTAGCCTCTGACAAATTTTGTCCAGTTAAACCTGTGCTTTGCGCCCACGCTTTCTTTGTTGTAGTTTTACCCCGATAAGACACTGTGAAAGATACATTAGCCATAAGAAAATCTCCTGTTTGGTTGTTGGCTGTGTTAGGCAGATTATGCCTTGTGTACATACGCAATGTAATAAATAGGGTTTTGTGCATGGCATATGCCTTTCGGCTACACTCCACCCTATTTTGGCACGATTGCTGACGCTTGCATTGCATTGCGGCATTGTGTTGCCCTTCTCAACAATGATACAAGGATATTGCTATCACCTTGTCAGCTTTGGTTACTTGTGGGAGTCCATCATTGGTTATCAGGATTTCAACCTGCCCACTTACTCTGGCCTAGTAATCTGCCTTTGGTGATGGTATGGATACAGTCTTTATCAGCGCATCATCACCTAATCGCATTTTATTATGAACTTAGCTTTGCATTTTCTGTTTCTTCTGTCAACTTTCTCTGTTTATCTTGTCTTGTCTTAATTGTGTTTAGTCTTAACTTTCAAAACTGTATCAAGTAGCCGTAGCGATTAGATAAATCAGTCTCTAGAAAACGTAGCAAGAAAACGTGTCTTTTTCTGTTTGTGACTAACCGCCGTGTTAGTCGCTGTCTTCATGGTTAAAGATTAGCACCAAAGAAAAACAGAAGTAAAGCAGAAAATGTAAAGCACTGTTTTTATTTAATATTTTTTTACAGAGCATTGGATGTTCTGTTTTAGTTTCTAGTTCGTTTCTGTTTCGTTCTGGTATGGTGTAGTAGCTGGGCAGATAATTAGAACAAAGCAAGAACGGTTTATGTGTATATAATAAGGTATCAGATAGTAGGGTATAGTCTGTGCAAACAATATGCACCGTTACTATCTTTTTATGTGCAATCTTAAAAAGTTAGTACAGACTAACATTTATTCTGCGTCAATTCATATGGTATCAGTTACCAATAGCAGATAACTTGCTGATTTAATTATCTTTTTTACTTTAGGTTGTAAAAAGTATGGCTCATTTTCCCGCATAGGTTGCAAAATTGCCCCAATTCAAAGGCTTGGGCGGGAACACCACCCCCGGTACGTACGTATATATACACACAAATACACAGATTAGAAAAATTAAGTGTTAACCACAAGGGTAACTGTTAAACATATATATACATAGCTGCCTATTTTTTGTGCAGAATAACTAGGGGTGTGTGGACTATGCAACAGTTCTGAACAAAAAGATGTTAAATACAAATAAAAGGGGTTGACACTTTATATAAAATCAGGTATAATTATAGTACAACAACAAAACAGTTAAAGTGTTTCACTTATAAGTGTCTTAACACTTAAATATAAATATACTTATCTTGTTAAATACATTTATAATGTATCACTACAAGTGATACCTTTGTAATTGATTTATTCGTGTTAATTAAAAAAGTGCTTGACAATGGCGAAGAAATCTGTAAAACTATATACAGATAATGTACTTGATGCATTCTACGAAGCTGTACGTACCAACTCATTAGACCGCTTACATATCCCTCACAGTGATGTCTTTTACGTGCGTCAGGCAGT